ATCCCTACGTTGATGAACATAGCGCTCCACTGATTTTTACTTTTCCAGATGGTAATACAATTTCGATGCCATGTTCCAGTGGTTCGTTAGTAATATTTCCAAGTTGGCTTGATCATCATACCGAAGAGAATGAAACTGACAAACGAATTACCGTAAGTTTCAATACCGTTAGGAAAAGCGTTGTGCTTGAGAAATTTCCAACATCAGTTGAAGAAGCCGAAAAAGAGAGAGTAAAATGAAAGAGTTTTTATTAGTTTTGTCAATGTGGGGTCAAACCTCTACAGGCAATTGGGAATACATAGGCAATCAATATGTCAACAATACCTTGATGACAAAAGAGGTTTGCGAAGAAAAAATCAAAAAAAAGAATTGGTCTGTTCATGAAACAAATCAATTCTACGCAATAAAGTTTGATTGTTTTCATCAATCGAAAGAGATAAAATGATTTTAGTTGATATGAACCAGATTAGTCTGGCAAGTGTAATGATGCACTTGAACATGACGAAAGCTGATAAGGTGGATGAGAATATGGTTCGCCATATGATCCTCAACTCACTTCGCATGTATCGTGAAAGATTTAATGAAGAGTATGGCGAGTTGGTAATCTGTTATGATTCCAAACATTACTGGCGCAGAGACTATTTCCCCCAATACAAAAACAACCGTAAAAAAACCAGAGAAAGTTCTGGTCACGATTGGGATGCCATCTTTGAGTGTCTTAACAATATCAAGTCTGAATTGATTGAGTTCTTTCCCTATAAGGTTCTTGAGGTCTATGGTGCAGAGGCAGATGATATCATTGCTGCATTGTGCCTTGAGTTGGAGTTTGACAATGGCAAGACACTGATCTTGTCGGGAGATAAGGACTTTATTCAACTGCATAAGTATAAGAACGTTACACAATACAGTCCTATCACTAAGAAATTTGTGAATGGGATTGATCCAGATGAGTATCTATATGAACACATTTTGAAGGGTGATGTTAGTGATGGTGTTCCAAACGTTCTTTCCGTAGACAATACATTTACTGATGGATTGAGGCAGAAGCCATTAGGTAAGAAGAAAATTGCAGAGTGGGCTGGACCCATGTGTGAACAATTTTTACCAAATGATGAGGTGAGAAGAAATTACCAGAGAAACAAAAAATTGATTGATCTGAAGGAATCCCCAAAAGAACTGTATTTGGAATGTCTCGAAGCATACAAAAAAGCTCCAGAAGGGGATCGTAGTAAACTACTAAATTACTTTATAGAAAAGAGATTGAGAAATCTCATGGAATCAATAGGAGATTTTTAATATGACGTTGCTTATTTCAGAGGTCTTGACCAAAGTTGCGAAGGCTAAGACCAAAGACCAGAAAATTAAGATTCTTAGAGAGAACAATAGTGATCCTCTAAGAATGATTATCAAAGCATCATTTGATCCAAAAATTGAATGGGAACTGCCAGAGGGTGAGGTTCCATATACAAAAAATGAAGCTCCCGAAGGGACAGAACATACTAATTTGTCACATGAGTCACGACTCCTGTTTCATTTCATCAAGGGGGGCAATCCTAAACTTACGGCTCTCCGGCGTGAGAATATGTTTATCCAAATGCTTGAAGGTTTATCCGAAGAGGAAGCAGAGATTGTTATTGCTGCCAAGGACGGGGCACTTCATAGGAAATACAAGGGTCTGTCTGATGCAGTGGTCAGAGAGGCATTTGGTTGGACTGAGGAATATATGCAACCAGAACCGACTGAAATCCTACCCGGCCACGAACAAAGATTCTAACTTTTTTTCAGAATCCTTATAAATCAACAACTTAGACGCTACGATTTCCCTTGACAATATCATCCCCATATGCGATAATGTATATAATGATGATGAACAAGAGGTTCTTATGATTGGTATCGAAATTACAGGTGGTTTGAAAAAAGACCGTGAACTGGCAGATGAGATTGTCTGGTGGTGCATGGATATGCTTTTACCTCGCCATCGTGTTCTGGATATTGATGTTAAGTTCACTAAGACTTTTGAGGATGGTGCCCAAGGGTTCTGTTATCAAGGTGATGATGACCGTGACTTCACGATTGAGATTGATCATCGTTTGAGCCGGACTGTTTCTAAAGAAGAGTTCATTGAGTGCATCATGCATGAAATGGTTCATGTTTGGCAGGGTGCCACTGGTCGAATCAAAGATAAGTTTCGGGGTGGTTATAAGAAACTCTGGAAATGTAAGGACGGTAAATATCGCAACTATGGCGATACTGCATATGAGAAGCAGCCTTGGGAAGTTGAGGCTTACAAGATGCAGGGTCCGTTGACTAAAAAGTTTATGGAAGAAATGGGATATGAATGAAACACTAGCTGCTGCTGCAATACTACTAATTGGAATTGCAACGCCGAATGCTGGACCGCCGCCTGAAGATAGGTTGGTCGGTGAATCTGTAGAGTGTCTTGCAAAAAATATGTACTATGAAGCACGGAGTCAAGGCACGGCCGGGCAACTTGCTGTGTCTGCTGTTGTGTTGAACAGAGTTAACGATAGTCGTTTTCCTAACTCTGTCTGTGAGGTAATCTTTCAAGGCCCAACGAAAGAGAGTTGGAGAAAAAACGGCACTTTTTATCCCATCAGAAATAAATGTCAATTTAGTTGGTATTGTGATGGATTATCTGACGAACCTAAAAATGATAAAGTTTGGAAAAAGGCACTTGACTTATCTAAGCTAATCATGCATAATAGTATACAGTTCGTTGATATAACTGATGGTGCTACACACTACCATGCTGATTATGTCAAACCAGATTGGGCTAAAACAAAAACGAGAACCACAGAAATTGGTGATCACATCTTTTATAAATGGGAAAAGAAATGACATTTGAAGAATATCAACGAGAGACTAGGAAAACCGCTGTCTATGATAGAGAGGTTGCAGTTACATATCTTGCGTTAGGTTTAACAAGTGAAGCTGGCGAGGTTGCTGGTAAAGTCAAGAAGTGGGTTAGGGGCGATACTGAATACGTTGAAACTGATGAGATTAAGAAAGAACTTGGTGACGTTCTTTGGTATGTCTCACAGATGGCTGAAACCTTTGGTTTAGGTCTTGAGGATATCGCACAGGCAAATGTTGACAAGTTGCGTTCTAGGATGGAGCGTGATAAAATTAAAGGAGATGGTGACAACCGATGAATATTTTCTATCTAGACCGTGACCCCAAAATTGCTGCACAGATGATGTGTGACAAGCATGTGGTGAAGATGATACTAGAGAGCGCACAGATGCTCTCTACAGCGCATCGTGTTTGTGATGGTGATAAGTATGCTGACCAATATGGTCTATACAAAATGGCTCACAAGAACCACCCTAGCACTATCTGGGTTCGTTCATCTGAGGATAACTATGATTGGTTGTGGCAACACATGTGCGCTCTTATGAAAGAGTATACACATCGTTATGGTAAGAAACATGCCACAGAGCGTCTAATTGATCCATTATGCAATGCGCCAGATTATATTGGTGACGGTGAGTTAACTGATCCACCACAATGTATGCCTGATTATTGCAAGGGTGAAGACACAGTTCTCGCATATCAAAATTACTATATACTAGAGAAGTCAGGGTTTGCAAAGTGGACCAAACGAGAAACGCCTGTATTTTTTGTGGAGAAATACGATGCAACGAGAACCGTATTGGGACTACATGGGGCGCAGGCTTAGAGAGGAACAAGTAATGCATAATTCACTTCACCTCAAATTAGACGATACTGAAAAACAAAAGATATTCACAGAAGTTGATATTCTAAAAAAAGAAGTTTCACAGCTTCAAGAAAGTTTGCAGAACTCATATGTGAAAATCAAGGAACTAAGAATCGCACTTTCTTTTTATGAGAGTAGGAGTGATGGACAAATGGAGTTTGAATTTTAATGCCGACATATACATTTTTTAATGAAGAAGCGGGTGTAGAATACGATGAGAATATACCCATTGCTGAATACGATGAATACATGAAGAATAACCCACAGGTAGTAAGAGTGTGGCATGGTAAGGCACCAGCTATGGTTGGTGATCATATGATGGGCGTTGGACCCAAAAATGATTCTGGATTCAATGATGTTATGAGTAATATCGCATCTAAGCATCCAGACTCACCTATGGCTGATAAGTATGGTAGTGGTAAAAGTACCAAACGTCTTCAGGCAGAAAACATCTATAAGAAACATAAGTCGAGAAAGTAAATGGCATCAAAAAAACAATCAAAAGAAATAAGCACCTCAAGTCTGGTAGATGTTAAAGCCATCACTGACAATCAAAAAATTGTCTTTGATACTTGGAAGAAAGACAAAAATCAATTTTTGTTCGGTGCTGCTGGTACAGGTAAAACATTTATATCCTTGTATCTTGCCCTGCAAGATGTGCTGGACATGAAAAATCCAGCAGACAAGGTAATTCTGGTTCGCTCTCTTATTCCAACACGGGAGATTGGATTTCTGCCAGGCGACGAAGAAGATAAGGCTGCGTTGTATCAGGTTCCGTATCAGAACATGGTTCGTTTCATGTTTCAGATGCCTAACGAGCAATCATTCAATAACTTATATGACAAACTCAAAGCGCAAGGTTCGTTGTATTTTTTATCAACATCTTTTCTAAGAGGGTTGACATTTGACAACAGTATCATTATAGTAGATGAATGTCAAAACTTAAACTTTCATGAACTCGACACGATTATCACTAGGGTAGGTCAAGATTCTAGAATTGTATTTTGTGGCGATTTCGGTCAGTCAGATTTGCAAAGACAAAATGAGAGAAATGGACTGCATGACTTCTTGAGAATCCTAGAAGAGATGGAAGAGTTTAATTGCACAGAGTTCAACATTGGTGATATTGTTAGGTCTGGATTTGTGAGAAGTTACCTCATTAATAAAATCAAAATGGGTATTGGTGTTGAATAACATATATGTGAAGCCTACCCAAGAGGGTTGGCCTGAATTTAAAATGAAATCACCTGTCAAGGTCAAGACTTTACAGGGAACCAACATTAACAAGTTCAATGAATTATTAGAGAATGATATTCGTGACGCTGGTGATCGACTAAACCATAAGACTGCTGCTAAGTGTCATATGACACGATGGGATATGCA